ATAATTTACTATAATCCTGGGGCATAAGACTAATCTGCACTGTAAAACCACAGAATCTGTGCTGTAAATACAGTGTTTTTTCCCTACAGGGGTTGACAAATGCTAAAAAGTATGCTATAATATACGTATATATAGAACTATAGCGAAAAGTACGATGCATTAGGACTTAGTACTTATGCATATTACCCACAAGTATAGATAACAAACCCAAAAGCAATCTAGGTAGAGCCTATACAGTATGGAAAACAAAAAGAATCCTGTTGGTAGACCTAAAAGAAGTTCTGTTTCTAGTAAGACGAAGGGTAACAGAAAGTCTGTTGGTCGTCCTAAAGGCGATGCAGCAATAATAAACGAGTATAAGGCAAGGATGTTAAACTCGCCTCGCTCCCGCGCCGTGATGGATGCAATATTTGATGCAGCATTAGACCCAGAACATAAGAATCAGTCAGCAGCGTGGAAGCTAGTAATGGATAGAATCCTTCCTGTTGCTGCATTTGAAAAAGATATTGTTAAAGACGGTGGCAGAAACGCCATTCAGATTAACATTACAGGTGTCGGTACTGTCGATGTCGAACAACCCACAACAATTGAAGGGGAAGTAGTAGATGAATCTTAAGCATTTTGATTCTTCAGAGTTCAACTGTCAAGTTACTGGCACCAATAACATGGAAAAGGACTTCCTAGAGAAGCTAGACGAGTTAAGAGAGGCATGCGGGTTTCCTTTCACGATCACCAGTGGGTATCGACACCCGACTGAGCATCCGATAGAGGCTAAGAAAGACGTACCCGGAACACATGCCCAAGGCATCGCGGCAGATATAAAAATAACAAACGCCGTGTTTCGCCTTAAAATTGTAGAGGAGGCTATTCGTCTAGGGTTTACAGGCATTGGTATTGCTAATGACTTCGTACACGTAGATACACGCGGTACTACACCTGTTATGTGGACATACTAATGCTTCATACAAAACACATTACGCTAACAAACGCTACTGAGCAGACGTTATTTACTATACCAACAGGCTATACAATACATATTGTGTATATCTTTATTGCCAATCATGGTGGTAGTACAAACCAAGTAAGTCTTTGGTGGGAAACAGGCGGTGTAGACCAAATGTACTTTTTTGACAGTACTAGTATCGGTGCAGGAAATAAAGAAATACTAGGTGGTCAAAACGACAAAGGCATCTTTGTTTTGCACAATGGAGATACTGTAAAAACTCAAGCATCTTCAGCAACAGGACAGATGGAAGTAGCAGTTACCTTTGAGCTTTTAGAAAGACCAACAGCGTTTAGTAACTTTAATGGATCTTAATATTGAACTACTGCCTTGGCAGCAAGAAGTCTGGGCAGATGACACACGTTTTAAAATAGTAGCTGCTGGGCGACGTACAGGTAAGTCTAGGTTAGCAGCATGGATGTTAATTGTTAACGCACTACAGGCAGATAGAGGACATGTATTTTACGTCGCACCTACTCAGGGACAAGCCAGAGACATCATGTGGACCACCCTTCTCGATCTCGGGCATGATGTTATCAGTGGTAGTCATGTTAATAATCTTCAAATTAAGCTTATTAATGGAGCCACTATCAGTCTCAAGGGAGCGGACCGCCCCGAAACTATGCGCGGAGTTAGCCTCAAGTTCCTCGTAATGGACGAGTACGCTGACATGAAGCCAGAGGTATTCGAGCAGATCCTTAGACCTGCCTTGGCTGACCAAAAGGGCTGTGCGATGTTCATAGGGACACCTATGGGGCGCAACCACTTTTATGAGCTGTACAAATATGCGGAGCTAGATGATGATCCTACGTACAAAGCGTGGCACTTTACTTCTTACGATAACCCGTTACTGGACCCCAGTGAAATCGACATTGCTAAAAGGTCTATGTCTTCTTATGCGTTTCGTCAAGAGTTTATGGCATCGTTTGAAGCTCGTGGGTCAGAAATGTTTAAAGAGGACTGGGTCTCTTTTAGCGAGGACAAACCTGAAATAGGAGATTACTACATTGCCGTTGACTTGGCGGGCTTTGAGGAAGTCAACAAAAAGAAAACTAAGAATTCCAAGCTTGACGACACAGCGATCGCCGTGGTTAAGGTCAATGAGCATGGTTGGTATGTTGACAATATTATATACGGTCGATGGTCACTTGACGAGACAGCACTTAAAATATTTCAGGCCGTTAGAGATTACCGTCCCGTATCGGTTGGAATCGAAAGAGGTATTGCTAAACAAGCAGTAATGTCTCCTTTGATGGACATGCAGAAACGCTATGGCATGTTCTTTAGAGTAGAAGAACTTACTCACGGCAACAAAAAGAAAACAGATCGTGTTATGTGGGCGTTACAAGGACGATTTGAAAACGGATACATAACGCTAAACAAGGGAGAATGGAACAGTAGGTTTCTTGACCAGTTGTTTCAGTTTCCAGACCCATTAACCCACGATGACTTAATTGATGCTTTAGCGTACATTGATCAGGTAGCAAATGTGGCTTACGACTACGATTACGAAATTGAAGACCACGAAATTTTAGACGTAGTAGCAGGATACTAGGCTCCGCAGGAGATGCAGAACTATGAGTGAACTATACGATAACGATCCTCTGATGATCCAAGAAGCCCTAGAAGACTGGGTTATAACTAAATGTGAAGATTGGAGGGATTACTACGAAAGCAATTATGAAAATAGATTTGAAGAGTATTATAGACTATGGCGTGGTATATGGGACCCTGCTGACAGCCAGCGTGGGTCTGAGCGTTCCCGTATTATTTCTCCTGCACTACAACAGGCAGTTGAGTCTAATGTAGCGGAACTAGAAGAAGCTACGTTTGGACGTGGTAAATGGTTTGATGTTAGTGATAACTTTGGTGACACTGACAAGCAAGACGTACAGTTTCTGCGTAACAAGCTTACGGAAGACTTTGAAGACTGTATGGTACGAAAGGCTGTAGCTGAATGCCTTATTAATGCTGCAGTATTTGGTACAGGCGTTGGCGAAATTGTTATTGAAGAAATAAAAGAAATGGCTCCGGCTACTCAACCAATTATGGGAGGTGATCTTCAAGCTGTTGGTGTTAACATCACAGAACGTGTCAAGGTAAAACTTAAACCTGTACTGCCTCAGAACTTCTTAATTGATCCTGTAGCTACGTCTGTAGAAGATGCTTTGGGTGTAGCTATTGATGAGTTTGTCAGTATGCACCAAGTAGAATTACTGCAAGAACAAGGTGTGTACCGTGATGTTTATGTTGGTCCTGCTGCTCCTGACACGGATCTAGAGCCTGACCAAGACATTACTATTTACAACGACGACAAGGTTCGACTCACTAAGTACTACGGTTTAGTGCCACGAGAGCTTCTAGATGCCGCTACAAGCGACGATGATGAAGAAGTAGTAGGTGAGGAAGGGTCTGAATCAAAGTACGTAGAAGCCGTTGTAGTGATCGCTAACGGGGGTATTCTTCTTAAGGCTGAAGCCAATCCTTATATGATGATAGATCGTCCTGTTGTTGCGTTTCCTTGGGACGTAGTACCCGGAAGATTCTGGGGTCGTGGAGTCTGCGAAAAAGGCTACAACAGTCAGAAAGCACTTGACACAGAACTACGCGCACGTATTGACGCTTTGAGCCTCACTATTCATCCTATGATGGCTATTGACGCTACTCGTCTACCACGCGGGGCAAAACCAGAAGTACGTCCCGGTAAGATGATCTTAACTAACGGAGACCCACGTGAAGTACTTCAACCGTTCAACTTTGGTCAAGTTAATCAAATTACTTTTGCCCAAGCCGGAGCATTGCAGCAAATGGTACAGCAAGCAACAGGAGCCGTTGACTCAGCAGGAATTGCAGGTCAAGTTAATGGCGAAAGTACTGCCGCTGGTATTAGTATGTCTCTTGGCGCTATTATTAAACGCCATAAACGTACACTAATTAACTTCCAGCAATCGTTCCTAATTCCGTTTGTTAAGAAAGCAGCCTATCGGTACATGCAGTTTGACCCTGAAAACTACCCTGTTGCTGACTACAAGTTCAACGCAAGCAGCACTTTAGGTATTATTGCTCGTGAATACGAAGTTACTCAGTTAGTTCAGTTGCTACAGACTATGGGTAAAGATTCACCGTTGTATAACACACTTATCCAGTCTGTTGTAGATAACATGAACTTATCTAATCGTGAAGAACTTGTTGCAGCACTAGCCCAAGCTTCGCAGCCTAACCCTCAAGCACAACAGATGCAACAACAGATCCAACAATTGCAGATGCAGTTCCAGCAATCACAAACTGCGGCGTTGTCTGCTCAGGCTCAAGAGTCACAAGCACGTGCTGCTAAGTTAGCTGCGGAGGCTCAAGCAGTACCGCAAGAACTAGAAATTGACAAGATCAATGCTGTCACCCGAAACCTTCGTGAAGGTGACCAAGAAGATAAAGAGTTTGAACGCCGCATGAAAGTGGCTGATACTCTTCTCAAAGAAAAGCAAATACAAGGTAAGACTAATGTTAATAACGCAAAAGGAAATGCAGCTCCTGCTAGACCAGATCAACAACAAGTTCAGCGACCAGTTCGCCCGACTGGACCAGTTGGAACGCAAGGTGGAGGAACTATCTAATGTCCAACAGAAGAGCAGACCCAAGACTAGAGAGAGCGGGAGTAAGCGGGTACAACAAACCAAAGCGGACGCCTAAGCACCCTACTAAAAAATTTGTTGTTGTAGCTAAAGAAGGCGATAAAATTAAAACCATTCGTTTTGGCGACAAAAATATGAGTATTAAAAAAGACCAGCCTGCACGACGAAAGTCGTTTAGAGCGCGTCACAAGTGTGACACAAATCCACCCAGCAAACTTACGGCAAGGTACTGGTCTTGTAAAAACTGGTAATAAAAGCCGTGAGGCTAAAGCACGTCGTGATGACGTTAGGAGAACACAATGCGAACACTATTAGTAGCAGTAATGCTGCTGTCGTTACAGGCATCAGCAGACACTAAGATTCTCATAAAAAAAGCAGATCAGCAGTACGTAGTTATACCAAGCTGCAACGTATCTGAAGACGTAACTCAAGTAGCAGTACAACGACTTCGAGTAGGCGCGCCAGTATACATAAGACACAAAGGACGACAAGTCCGGTGTACGATAGAAGACTTTTACAAACTAAGGAGCTAAGACTATGCCAATGGGACCCGGAACATACGGAAGTAAAGTAGGACGACCACCTAAAAAGAAAAAGAAAGTTATGCCTGTAAAAAGAAGTAGAGGTACAGGAAGCCGAAGGGGTAAATAATGCCACGCAAAACTCGAACGGGCGGTGCAAGTCGCCCTAAGAAAAAGTCAGGGCCTACACCTAAAAACAAAGCATTGTACGCTAAAGTTAAAGCAGAGGCTAAACGTAAGTTTGACGTATGGCCTTCTGCGTATGGTTCAGCGTGGTTGACTCGTGAGTACAAAAAACGTGGTGGTACTTATGTCTAGAAAGCGCCAAACAGGAGGGGCTAGTCGTCCTAAAAAAGGCTTAACCAAATGGTTTGCCGAAGAGTGGGTGGACGTTAAAACGGGTAAACCTTGTGGTCGAAAGTCTACAAAAAAGACTGGTCCTAAAAAAACCACACGTCCGTACCCTTCTTGTCGTCCTAAAGCTGTTGCCGCTAAGATGACCAAAGCTGAAAAAGCTTCTTCTGCTAGACGTAAGACTGGACCTAAAGCAATTAAACATGCAGTCACAGCATCAGGACGTAGAAGAAAAAATACAAGAAATGCTTGACATTTAACAAAATGTATGGTATAATATAACTATACAGTAAACTTTAGAGGAAACTATGACACCCGAGCTTGAAACATACTTTAACAATTACAATGAATTGTTTAATCATGAAGGTTTCAAACAACTCGTTAGCGAACTTTCCAACAATGCAACGCAGTTAGCAGACATTCAAACAGTTAAAGATCAGGAAGACTTGTACTTCCGTAAAGGTCAAGTAGCTGCTTTCGCTACTGTTATTAATCTACAAGGTACTATTGAAGCTGCTCGTGATCAAGCAGAAGCAGAGGCTGAAGAACCCGTAGATGTATAAGATATATGACTTCCGTTGTACTAACGGACACGTCTTTGAAGAAATGGTAGAGAGTACCGTTACAACCAGTAGGTGCGGTTGTGGCGCGAATGCTACACGTATGGTATCTGCCCCGTCCTTTCACTTAAATGGCGCTGACGGTTCATTCCCCGGCGCTCACATGAAGTGGGTCAAAGAGCACGAAAAAGCAGGTAAACAATAACATCTCCATAATGATAACGATCACGGAGTTTAATCATGTCTAGAGCAACGATTCTAGATCCCCGTCCTGAAGAGGAAAACGCGGATCAAATCGAACAAAACGAAGTTAACGAGATTCAACAAGAAGCAGAAGTTGAGCAACCTCAGCCAGAAGAAACCAGCTTACCAGATAAGTACCAAGGTAAGTCTTTAGAAGAAGTTGTACAGATGCACCAAGAAGCTGAAAAGCTGCTAGGTCGTCAGTCTTCTGAAGTAGGCGAACTTCGTAAAGTGGTGGATGATTACATTGCTACTCAAACACCCTCAGCACCTCAACAGCAACACGTTGAGCCTGAAGACGATATTGACTACTTTACGGACCCTCAAGCAGCCGTCAATCGTGCTATTGAGAATCATCCTAAGATTAGAGAAGCACAGCAGTACACTGAGCAGTACAAAAAGCAGTCGTCACTTGCTACGCTTCAAGCCAAGCATCCAGACATGCAGACGATCCTTAGTGATCCTAAGTTTGCAGAATGGATCAAGGCATCTAAGATCAGGACTCAGTTGTTTGTAGCAGCTGACCAACAGTACGACGCTGACTCTGCTGATGAATTGTTTACACTCTGGAAAGAACGTAAAACAGTTGCACAGCAAACTGCCCAAGTTGAAAAACAGGCACGTAAGCAGACACTCAAGGCAGCTAATACAGGCAACGCACGAGGCACTGGAGAGGGTTCACGTAAGAAGGTATATCGCAGGTCCGACATTATTAAACTAATGAAAACAGACCCTGAGCGTTACCAAGCATTGTCAGACGAGATACTGACAGCATACGCGGAGGGTCGGGTCAAATAATCTAAAGGAGATTAATCATGGCTGGCGAAACTTCCGGAACTTACTTCACAGCAAATGCTGTGGTAGACAAAACAGCAGCAGGTACTTTCATTCCAGAAATTTGGAGTGACGAGATTATTGCTGCATACCAAAAGAACCTCAAGATGGCTCCTCTTGTCAAGCGCATTCAAATGTCTGGCAAGAAAGGCGATGTAATCCACATCCCTAAGCCTACTCGTGGTTCAGCTTCTGCTAAGGCGGAATCAACTGCGGTAACAATCCAAGCGAACCTTGAGTCAGAGTTGACTGTCAGTGTTGACCGTCACTTCGAGTACTCACGTCTTATCGAAGACATTGTAGAAGTACAGGCTCTCAACAGCCTCCGTCAGTTCTACACTGAAGATGCTGGCTACCAGCTTGCTCTTAAGGTAGACACTGATCTTATCAATGCTGCTACTGGCTTTGGTGATGGTACTCGTACTCAGACTCCAGCTAACACTGGTGCTAACTGGGTTAACAGCAACAGCTATTACTTCAATGCCGCTGCTGGCCTTGCTGCTTATGCTGTTGACACTGTAACTTCAGGTGACAACTTCACTGACCTTGGTTTCCGTGAAGCTATTAAGCTGATGGACGATGCTGACGTACCTATGGAAGGTCGTTGCCTCGTAGTCCCACCTGCAGTACGTAAGTCTCTGATGGGCATTGAGCGTTACGTGTCTTCTGACTTCGTTGGTGGTCGTGGTGTAGAGTCTGGCCTTATTGGTAACCTCTACGGCGTAGACATTTACGTTTCAAGCAACGCTCCAGTTGTAGAAGCAGCAGGTCAAAACAGTGCTTCTTCTGATGACACTCGTGGTTGCTTGTTCTTCCACTCTGACGCTCTTGTTATGGCAGAGCAAATGTCTGTCCGGTCACAGACACAGTACAAGCAGGAATACCTGTCAACACTGTTCACTTCGGACACTCTGTACGGCGTAGAAGTATACCGTCCAGAAGCTGGATTCATCCTCGCAGTTTGCGACGAGTAAGTCCACTAGGGGGTCAGCAATGGCCCCTTTTCCTTTCTCCTCCTTCTTCTCTGCAATAGGACTTTCCAATGTCGAACTA